AAATCATGTCATGGCCCTGGTAAAACACATTGGTTAGCTCTTATAATGCATTGGTGGAACTATTGCTTTTATGGAAAAATAGTATGTACTGCTCCAAAAGCCAACCAACTTAAAACACGGTTATGGCCTCGTTATAGGAAGATACTTAGAGGTTCTCAACAAAGTTACCGTGATATGATTCACGTTGATGTAATGAATATTAAGGTAATGGAAGATGAAGATTGGGGTTGTATAGCTGAAACAGCATCTGATCCTGAGAATATGGCTGGTTACCATGATACTCCCCAGTTATTTTTAGTTGATGAAGGTAGTGCTCGTGTATTAGATCCTATGTATCCTGTTATTGAAGGAGCATTAACAACAGCTGGTTCAGTATTAGTTATTATAGGTAATCCAACAAGAACAACAGGTGAGTTTTATAATTCACATAATAAACGCGGTACTATGGAATTGTATTATCGTATGCATATTAAGCCTGAGGATTCTCGTTTTGTTGATGAGAAGTGGGTTAATAACATGGTTGCTAAATATGGTGCTAATTCACCTATTACTGCAGTTCGTGTGTACGGTATGTTTCCTGATTCAGAAGATAATCAACTTATTGTTATGGGCTGGATGGAAGATGCTAGGATGCAAGATTTTACAAAAGATGGTTCGTTCCCTGTTAAACGTATGGCAATTGATGTTGCTGACGGCGGTCTTGATGAATCTATATTTATAGTTGGTGAGTTATATGATACTAAGACGTTATTTAAAGTAATGTATCGTAAATCATTTCCACAACGTACTGCTACTAATGATATTGTTGAATTTGCTATACAGTTATTTGACGCTCAAGGCATGGATAAACTAACTGATGATAGTGTTGTTGATAGTATAGGCGTTGGTACAGGTGTTGCCAGTAATTTAATTAAGTTAGGCTATAATGTAGTCAGGTATAAGGGTGGTAGTACTGAAGGTATTAACACTAAAGAGTATAGGAACCATAGAGTTCAATCTTATTTATCTTATAGAGATGAAGTAAGAGAAGGCATTGTCTATTATGACGAAGATTTTTGTTCTGAAGAAGACTGGGATGATTACGTATCTCAAATGATGACTATTAAGACTAAGCCAGGTGAAGATAAAGTTGAAGATTTATTAACTAAAAAAGAGATTGTTAGGTTATGTCTTAAATCACCTGATATGCCGGATGGTACATCAATGATGTATGCTTCAAAGGCCCCTGAGATTAATCAGTCAGCATTTGCACCCGAATTAATTGGTAGTTTAATGTCAATGCAGGATTTTTAATATGTTTGAGAGAATCAAAGGAATTATGTTTAAACCTGAAGTTGCTGAAACGTTACCTGAACAAGATGTTGGTTGGTCAGAGCGTTCTGCTATATATTCATTAAATGACTTTGAAAAGTATAACCCTGATGATTTAATAGGTCGTAAAGGGTATGGTATTTATCGTAAGATGATGATAGATGAACAAGTTAAAGCAGTAGTTAAGTTTAAACGTGATGCTGTTACTAGTCGTGATTACATGTTTGAACTGGATGGTAAAAAATATAATTTATCTGATAAAGAAGTAGAAGATCGTATAGCACTAAGTTATGAAATAATTGACCAATTACAAGGTAGTTGGATTGACGCTACTAACGGTATTATGTCAGCTATATATAACGGGTTTTCTATGACTGAAAAGATATTCGGTCAAATTGAATATAAAGGTTCTACGTGGTGGGGGTTAAAGAGATTAAAGCTAAAACCGTATGACACGTTCTTCTTTAATGTAGATGAGTACGGTGAAGTAGTTGCTAATATACAAAAGATTGATGCTCGTGAACAAGAATTAGATATTGAAAAGTTTATTAAGTACGTAGTTAATCCTGATGTTGATGAACACTATGGTTCATCTGAATTACGTGAAGCATATCGTTCATGGTTTAGTAAAGACGTTATTATTAAGTTTCGTAATATGTGGTTAGAACGACATGCAGGTGGGTTTAGAACTGCTTATGCTAAAGAAGGTAAAACTATTACTGCTGGTTCAGTTGAGTACGTAGCTCTACAAAATGCACTAGCTAACATTAATACTTCAACAGCTATCATACTTCCTAATAACGTTGAAATGAAAAGTGAATATCCTTCTAACAATGTTGCGTTTAAGGAAGCTATAGATGATTCAGACACCGCAATCGCAAGGGCATTGTTGGTGCCCAATTTGCTTGGAGTTTCGCCTCAAGGAAATGTGGGTTCGTATTCCCAGTCAACAAATCAGCTTGAAGCTTTCTTGTGGACATTGGAAGCTGATGCAATACGACTCGAAGAAGTTATTAATGAACAGTTATTTAGACAACTAGCAAGGGTTAACTTTGGTGATGATGGTTACCCTCGTTTTAAGTTTAAACCTGCATCAGGTACTAAGAAGCTTGAAATTATAACAACCTGGAAAGACTTAGTTAGTGGTGGTGCTGCTAAGCATACTGAAACTGATGAAGAACATTTACGTGATTTACTTGATTTTCCTAAAGCTGGAGAGGAGATAAAACCTAATGTTACAGATGTCAATAGAACTGGAAACGAAGATAATAATACAGATGATAAAGGTAATGGTAGTACTAGTATTGATAGCAATAACAACGATGATAGTAATGTAGATAATAAAAACCCATTAGACGATGAAGAAGAAATGGCTGCTAAAGCAGAAAAAGAAAAGCAAGAAAAAACTGATTCAACCATTATAGGAAAAGGTGTAGTTACTGTTGGAGCGTTTAGTAGGGCACTAAAACGAGTTGATTTTACTTCTATAGCTAAAATAACTGATGATACTACTGAGGTATTTACTGCACGTACAGCCAGTATCATGGATTCTATTATAGATGATCTAATTACAAAGGCTAAATCTGGTGGGCCACTTAATGAAGACATTACTGAAAATATTAAATTATTAAAAGTTAACCCTAAATTAAAACGTAAGTTAAACACTTCACAAACTGCAATGCTACGTTCAGGTTTTAAAATAGGTTCTAAAAATGCAACTATTGAAATTGATAAAGCAAAGCAGTCAGACTTTTCACGTAACATAGATACTAAACGTATTGATTTGATTGCTGATGATTATTTTAGAACGACTGCATTTAGCATAACAGGTAACTTAACTGATGATGCTGTTAGCATTATTGAACAAGCAATATTAAATGGTTCTCGTTATGATAAAACTTGGAAACAAGTAGAAGAAGATATATACCAGACCTTTGCAACTAAAGGTATGATTTCACCTGAACAGGCAGTTGATGCTTTGGGTGAAGCCTTAGGTGTTAATAACCCTGATGCAAGATTAAGAACAATTATAAGAACTTCAACGTTTGATGCAGTTAATAACGCAAGACAATCATACTTTAATGATCCATCGTTAGGTGATTTTGTTGTAGGTTTTGAATACAGTGCTATATTAGATGAAAGAACTACACAAATTTGCAGACATTTGGATGAAGATAATGCTGGTAACCATAGTAAAAAATGGTATGAAAATAATAGTAGCTTCACACCACCTAATCATTATAATTGCCGTTCATTATTAGTACCTGTAACAACTGCTGATGATGAAACATTTGTAGAAGGTGGTGAACCTGCAATGCCTCCTCAAAGTGGGTTTGGCTAATGTTGACTGATAAACAAATTAATCAACTTAAATATGAATTAAAACGTAAATTCGTATCTAGTTTTGAACATGCGCTTGATGTAGCTATTGATCAAGTTGTTGAAAAAGGGGTTGAGTTTGAATCTATTGTTACTATACAATTGAGAATGCAAACAAAAGTGTTAAAAGAAGTTAAAGATGGTGCTATACAGTTGGAGCAAACTAAATAATGGCAAGCGCATATCCAAGACCTGTGACACGTATACATCAGATTGAAGTAACCTCTGAATGTAACTTGCGTTGTAAGTATTGCCCTCATCCTAAAATGAATCGTGCTAAACAGCACATGAGCATGGAAACTTTTGAACGTACTTTAGAACATGTTATGCACTATGATA